ATATTTGCGCCTGCTGTGGCGCGTTCTGTGGTGTCTGGTTAGGTGTGCGGTTATGCCGCTTTTTGTCAGGCTATCAGGGGACCGTATTTGCTTTTCAATTTGTCGGTTTTAGTGGCCGTTGCGCTGAACTGCGCAGCCTGCCCGCTGGCCCCCGTATTGGGGTGAGTATGTGACGCAGCAGTCTCTGCCAGCTCCCTCACCACGTCCAGGGTGTCGGTGAGTAGTGTCAGGACGTTAATCTCTTCGCTTCCCAGTTTTACCACCGGGGCAATCAACTGTTGCGCCTGGGCCACGCTTCGGCGGATGCCGCTGATTTTTTCAGTCAGTGCGCCGCTGACGTTTGACGTGACATTCCCTTTAACGTCGTCTGTAACATTGCCCGCGACGTCCCGTTTCACGTTCCGGCCAACACTGACGGAATTGTCCTTGCTGCAGGTTACTGTCAGGTTGCCGGATGTGCCGACACTGTAATCCCCCTCGCTGATATGAACGACCGCCCCGGCCAGAAGTGTGGCCGTGCCAAGCACGGTTGTTTTATCCGTTGCCTGGACCGTAGTTTCACGGACAACCACTTTGCGGATCTCTTCGTCGGTGATGACTTCGCGAATCATGGAGTTTTCGCGGATTGTCTGGTCTGTCTGGCGTTCCCAGTCTCCGGCAACCGTCACGCGCTGAGATACACCATCGCGCTGTTGCTGCAACTGCTCGCCGGGTTTTACCGCTGGCAGGTTATGACCCTCCGCCATAATCTGGCGCACAAATGGCTTATCCTGCCGCCCCTCCGCGAATCCGACTTCAACCAGCGTGCCTGGGGGCGGAAACTGAAACATTCCCGACTCACTGCCCGCCATTGGTACAGGTAGTGGAACGGCAGAATAAACCGGCGTATTTGCGGCGGGCTTGCCGTCTTCGTCAAGCAGCTGGAGATCCACGGCATAGCGCGGGCGGAATGGATCGGCAATATTCCCCCGTGATACATCCTCGCTTGGCGCCTCCACCCTGGCGAACTTTGGAAGATGCAGGCTGCTTGCCAGCTCCGGGAATGCGTTTTCAATCTGCCGCTGAATCGGTGATTTTTGCAACGGCTGGCCGTTGGCTTTGTTGCGGGGCTGCCAGGTGATTGCCATATCGTCGTTATTTAGCTGGACCTGGTTCAACCGCTGGCCGTTCACCTCAGCACCAGGGCGCAGGCTCTGAATCATCGGCACAACCATTGAATTGCCGCCTGCCGATGCCTGGCTAAATTCGTGCGGGATCTCTACTGGTTTACCCGCAAAAAGACTATGCTCCGCAGCGCCGACGAAGACATCCCCGTCCGGCAGCTGATACCAAAGATAATCCGTCACTGTAAATGCGCGGCCCAGACTGGCAAGAAGCTGATAGCCCGTGCCGCTATGCGTAAAGTGGGGGATCGGTTTATCTGCATAAGCAGCGCCGACCGGCGTTGTGAAGGTCAGCCCGCTTTGCTCACTTATCCAGTCAGTAATCTGGCGCAGCGTTGGATGCTGGAAAGAACACGGCCACAATTTATCAAAGATGCCGACCAGCTCACGCACGAACAACCGGCATGTTCCATTATCAGCAGGCTGTGACCGTTCAACGTACCCGGTAAACCAGCGCAGGACCAGACCATCATAGCCAACGTCGATCCGCACCATTTTGCCGGTGTAATCTGTCTCTGTCCCCGCCGTAATAAACCCCCGACCGCACGCGTTCAGCTCCAGCACGATATTGCAGTCAATCAGATGGACCGAATCAGAGGAAAGGTACAGGCGTTTAATTGGTTTCATCGTTTAGTTACCCCAGCGCATCGTTGACCGGCTTTAAGACCTTTTCTTCAAACCAGCTCATTTTGTCGGCTGGCTCATCAGCACCGGCAGCCGAACCCACGCCCTTTGACCCCGTTTGCTTGGTGCTGGCCGTCGCGTTACCTTTTCGGGCCTGCCGTTTTTCCGGGACGCTGCCTTTTTCACGCAGGGTGAAACTTACCTGCCAGGCAAGGCGATCCTCCTGCGGTACAGCATCAATCTGACCGGTAAACGTGGCTTCACGAAGGTTGATAGCCGTTGCCGTCGCATTGGCGACGCGGTACTTTTTCAGTGCTCCGCTGGCTTCGGTTGCGGATGCCAGCTGGAAAAGACGCTGTAAAACGGCTTCGTCGTCGAATGTAACCAGACCCGACACGCGCAGCTCTTTGGCCTTGATACCCTGTTCAGCATTGGCCGTGCTCGATGTCTGGCCCGACTGGTCCTTTTCCTGAAACTGCATGGAAGGTGAAACCAGCATGTTCTGCATGGCGATCCCTTCACCATCAAGCGCGAGTAATGCGGTCTGGCTCATGTAGCATCTTCCCTAAGTCAGATAACGAATCCCCGATAAACATCATCGCGGCGGTATGCACTGCCGTTGTTTGCGGGATGCCTTTCAGCAATTCAGCGGCAGCAACGGCATAACTCCCGCTGTAACTGAATGAAAAAATATTCGCACTGGCGGCTTTCAAGTCTTCCAGTCCCTGGCTGAGTGAGGACAGCAAACCGGCCCGTTCCTGAATAAATCCCGTAACCTGATTTTTTAGATCTGTTGTGGTGGTACTGACTGCGGCGGCCAGCTGCGCGGCGGCAACACGCTGGGCATTCAGCGCCAGCCGGTTGGTTGAGACTGATAACGGCGCACTGGCTGGCAATACATCGTCTTTAACCGGCAACTGCATTTTTACCGTGCTGAGTTCTGCGGCGGCTGCGGCCATGCGGCTTACCTGCGTAAATACCGGGGCCGGAAATACGGTGGACAGTTTATTCAGGCCCTGCATAAAAGCGTCGTGGGTATTCTCCGCCACCATCATGACAATGACATCACCGCTACCGCCACCGGATAACAGCTTTTTAGCAAGATATCCCATCGCATTGGCCGGACTAAGATAACCGCCTGAATCCGTATTCTGTCCCAGACCGTAAACCCATGGATGTGCGGGCACAATGGAACAGGCCAGCGCCCCCATATCGTCAGCAATCTTTACAACCGATTCACGCCACACCAGGCACCTCCGGCCAGTCAGGGGAAGATGTATCCACACGGTTAACCATTACGCTGTAGAGTTCCCATGCTTCCAGCCGTTTAATCTCTTCATCTGTGGCAATTTTTAGTTTTACTGCCCGCGACAGTGGTGCAATGGCTGATTCAGCCTCAGCAAGGCGACGAATTTTTTCAGCCTCCGCCTTTTTACGCAGCTCTTCCGGCGAATAAACCCGTTGAACGACTTTACCGTCTTTAAACTGCCAGCCGCCTGAAATATCAGCGCGACGGTTTTCATCCGTATCAGGCAACTCTGCCACGCTCTGGCCAGCAGGCCACAGCCCGGAAATATCACGCGTAATACACGTAATAACATCGTTATCGTCGTAGGTAATTTTCAGCGTGTCTGCTGAAAATAATTGCTGGCACGCATACCAGTCCTGACCATCCTCTGATTGAAGATGCGCCGCACCGGCGAATAATGTGTCATCTGGTTCCGGTGTATACGGAATGAAATTTTTAATATTTAAAAACTGTTTGTTCTTTTTATTTTTTTCCGCTGGCATAATTATTCCTTCTTATACACTTGGGGCTGTCACCCACGTATCACCAACCAGATACTGAATGGGACGGTAATAAACCTTGTCGTCTCCACCCTGCATTTCCCAGTCACCTTCAGTATGAAAACCTGTTATCACCTGTCCGCCGCCGAGCTGAAAATCACGCCACAGACCGCCAGAAAGCGCCACGGGGCCAAGTCTGACCGCTTTTACTACATTGTTGTGAATCCAGGTACTTAACCAGCCATTTCCCCATAACGAACCAAAGATATCACCGTTATTCTGATAAATAGCGCCGCCCACATTTAACGCTGTGCAGTAGACAATACCGTTAACAGTGAATGAAATACTGCCATCTGCATTTCGCTGGCTATACAGGTGCCATCCCTGATCATCGCTCAGCTCAATGACTGTTGGACGTTCACCACCTCCCCACAGACCGAAACCGGCATTCAGTGCAGAATTGTTATTACTCGATAACGTAAGTGTTTTTCCGTTGCCGGCACGCATGACACCAGTAGCGCGAATATCTGCCAGCATGTGCATCCCGGAATTGTCGATATAACCGACCTGGGCATTATTGGCATAAATACCCAGAACGCCGTCACTAATCCACTTAATCCCAGTGTCATTATCGCCAAATACAATCGAATTACCGCCCAGCGCATTGTCAGTACCAATACCCAGCGGGCCATTCAGTCGTCCTCCGGTAATCGGCAATGCACCCACATCACCGGCTGAAGGTTTATTTGAGGTGTTGTAGTCAATAACCCACGGGCGGCTGGTATTCGGTA